CAGTCCGTGACGGATCTTCTCCCCGGCATGGACGTGAAAGCGGGCGGCGGCTTGGCCACCCTACCGCCCTCGAGCAACGGCGTCGGCAAGTATGCTTGGGCTGAGGGAATGGGCCCCAGGGACCTCGAGCCGCCCGAGCTGCCGCCGGCGGCGCTGGCGTATATAATTAGATATATATATATAAGCAGGGAAGTCAGTTCAGATCCCCGACGACTTCCAACGACTTCCTTGACTTCAAGTGACTTCCATTTCTTTACTGAAGGGAGGCGGGATGAGGACCTTTTCCGCGCCGCTAATTGCCTGGTGAAGGGCGGAGCCGAGCCCTCCTTCATCCAAAATACCCTTGAATTACTCACACTTGGCTGCACACCTCCTTTCGACCTAAAAGAAATTCCCGCAAAAATTGAATCAGCTCTGAAACGAGCCGAGCGTCGGGAGCGGAACATCTCCGCCGAGGTCCGGGAGTGGGTGCTGACTTCAAGTGGCTTCTATTTGACTTCAGATTGCTTCAACGGACTTCAAGTGACTTCAAGAGAGGAAAAGAAGGCCGTGATCCTCGAGATGCTCCGGCTCCACAAGGCGGGTGTGATTGAGCGGCACGGGAACAAAAACGGGTGTTATCGCCTGGTTAATACCAATGTCGAATACCTGGATTTCCTGAGCGCCCCCACCGATGAGTTCCCGATCGACCTTCCCCTGGGTCTTTCGGACTACGCCGTTATTAACTCCAAGGGCATTTTGACCTTTGCCGGGTCAAAGGACGCCGGAAAGACGGCGCTCGCCTTGGAGCTGATCAAGAGAAACGCCGGCCGGTTCCCGATCCTCTATGTCACTTCCGAGATGGGTCAAACCGAGCTCCGGAAGCGCCTCGAGGCTCACAAGGACATGACCCTGGAGAAATGGAACGCGGCCATGAAGGCCGCCTATCGGATCGAGAACGTCCAGGATCTTATTACGCCGGAGCGCAAGCTGTTCATCATCGACTACATCGAGCCGCCGGAGGAACAGCTCTACAAGGTCGGGACCATCTTTCGGTCGATTCATGAAAAATTAAAAGACGGCGTCGCGGTCTGCTTCATACAGAAGCAATACCAGGCCCTCCTTGGGCGCGGAGGCCAATTTTCCCTGGACAAAGCACGGCTATATGTCGGCCTGGATACCGGGAAGCCCAACAAAGCGACAATCGTGTCGTGTAAGAGCTTCCGGGGCGTGAACCCCAGGAGCATGACTCTGCAATACAAGATTTTTGGGGGCTGGAAGATAGAGCCGATGGGTTTTTGGAAATACGAGGAGACCAGACCATGACCAAGTTCCAGCGAGAATGGGAAGAACTCACGCAAGCGGTTTACCGGGCGCTCGCCAGGGGACGGCGGCGTTTCGACCTGGAAGCATCGCCCATCCTCGATGGGGCGGACCTCGAAAAGGCCACGAGGATCGTGCTCGACGGCCTGTGGAAGGGCGTCCTTGCTCAAATGGTGCTGGAAGACGCCCTGGATCTCTCCTTCGTCGATGGCAAGCTGCACTTCACCCTCAACGCCAAGGGCGTAGAGATGGGCCTGGAACTGGCCTTCGATGACACGATTAGGAAGCATTGACAGGATCCGGGGCTTCGCCGGGGCCCCTGGTCCCCTCTGAAGGATGGGTATGACGGAACTACTCAAACCGCAAGACGTGAGACGAATCCTGAAGGTGAGCTTGAGCACCGTGTATGCGCTGGTTGAGAGAAATCAAATCCGGGCCATCCGGATCCCCTGTCCCAGGACTCCGGGACGCCGCGGCAAGTCGATCGTCCGGTTTGCCCCGGAGGATCTCCAGGAATTCATAGAGAAGCATAGGACCATTTGATGTTTAGACAAAAGGCTTTAGTAACATATTGAAATAATTAAGGATAAATAAGAATTTTAAAGGCGTTTGCCCGGAATTGCCCGGATTGAGGAGGTGAAAACATGGCAAGTCAACATGACGCACTTTGGGCGGCGTCCGTCGCCTACGAACGAGCGAAAGCGGATCCAGCTACCACGCCGGCAGAGCTCGAGGCTCTGGAAAGCGCCTGGAGGATCCTCACGGCCCACTGGCCATACAGCAGGGACCTGGAAACCGCAACGGCGGCCGACAAACAAACGGGCAAGCTAAAGGTTTCCGTCCCACATGACAAATTTTAGGAGGTGCCAAAGTGAAAGAGAAGATCCAAAAAGAAATAAACGATCTGTTTGCCGGCAAGGTCCGGAAGGCCGTTTCCGACGAGTTGAAGGCTGTGTCGGCTGTGCGTAAGGAAAGGGCGGAGCTCGCCGAGCGGATCCGGGTCCTGGAGGTCCGGGCCCAGGCTGCCGGGGACGCCCTGGTGGTCATGTCGGACCAGATCGACAAAGATATTTTGGACAACAAGCTGCCGGCCAAACTGCTCCGGGAGGCCGAGGTCAAGAGTAAAGAGGTCAAGGCATGCACCGGCCAGATCTCGCTACTGAAGGATCGGGACGCCGCCCTTGCGATCCATGAAAAGCAAGCCCTCGAAGCGCTGTCCGGGGCTGCCTGGAAAGCCTGTGGCGCCTGTCATGAGGTTATTGAGGCCCGCGCCAGGGCCCTGCTCGACGAAGCCCTTTTGCTGTTGGCCACCTATGAAGACGCCGGTTTGCGGCTCTTTAAGGACCAGGGTATTGATCTCAGGCGGGACAAAGAGCTCACCCTGGGTCGCTTCGGCGGTCTTCAGCCCTTAATGGACGACCTGGAGTCCTTCGCTCTCCCGTCGGGTCAGGAAATGGCCTTCATCGATCGCCGCGAGATTCGCCACCGGGCCCTGGGCGGCTGATAGTGAAAATTCAACGTAACTCAATGTTTTTCAACAGTAGTTTCAACGAGGTTGTTTATGGCCTATCCAAGGCTCGATAGAGCCAGGATAAAAGAGCTGCACGAGCAGGGCCTGAAGGTGTCTGAAATTGCAAAGGATTTAGGCTGCACCCCGGCCGGTGTATATAAGCAGCTCAAGCGCCTGGGAGTGGATATTGCGAGTGCCGCCTGTCCGGTCGCTCCGGCCTGGGTCGAGAAGCAGGACGCGGCCGCGAAGCACCTGATGTATCTCATAGGTACTGCCAGGAAAGAGCTCGATTGGATCGAGGCGGAGGTCCCCGTGGCGACGTCTGCGGAGTATAGGCTTTGGCAGGATCAGAAGATCAAGTTTGCCGCCGAGATGCGGAAACTGATCTCGGCCATCGCCGACATCGGATATAAATTATTCCAGGCGAATGAGGTCTCGGAGGCCTTACGGATCATCGAGGAGGAAATAGCTCTTGAATCGTTGGAGTGCCAGCAAAGAATTCGTGGGCGACTTGAGCGGCGCCGGCATATTCGATTCCCTGTTGGCGTCGATTGACCGGCGCGTCGGGGCCATCGAGTTTAAGCACTACCAGGGAGATCCCGTGGGCTTCGGCGAGCGTGTCTTGGGAGAAACCTTCACGGATGAAGTGAAAACCATGATGGAATCGGTCCGGGACAACATCGTCACGATCGCGCAATCGGCCAACGCAACCGGAAAAACGCATGGGTCCGCCCGGGTCGCTATTTGGTTTTACAAGTGCTTCGGCAACTGCCAGGTTTATACGGCGGCCGCTCCTCCCGAGAGCAACCTTCGCAATCTTCTCTGGGGCGAAATAGGATCTGTCATCGAGAGGCACCCGGATCTTTTTAAGCGGGACACGATCAAAAATCTCCACGTGGCCAGGGGACCGCAATCGTTTTTAACCGGCGTCACGATCCCGACTTCCGGATCTGAGGCGCAGCGGGAATCGAAATTCTCCGGCAAACATTCCCCGAATCTGCTTTTTATCTGTGACGAGGGCGACGCCATCCCGGACGAGGTCTTCAGGGGCATCGAGAGCTGTATGTCCGGCGGCCATGCCCGGCTTCTCATCATGCTCAATCCCCGCCAGGAGGCCGGCGAGGTCTATCGTATGTCCAGGGACCGCCGGGCGAAGGTCATCCATCTATCCGCTTTCAACCATCCGAATGTCATTGAGGGCCGGGACGTGATCCCCGGGGCCGTGACCCGCGAAACGGTTGTGAGAAGGATCAACGAGTGGGCCCGTCCCCTGGCCGGGGGCGAGGTCCCCGATCTGGAGTGCTTCGAGCTTCCTGATTTCCTCGAGGGGGCAACGGCCGCAACACAAGACGGCCGCTATTACGATCCCCTGGTCCCCGGCTGGTATAAGATCATGGAGCCCGCCTTCAGCTACATGGTCCTGGGCAAGTATCCGCCCCGGTCGAGCTCGCAGCTCGTCTCGAGGGAGTGGGTCATGCAGGCCCGGCAACGTTGGGACGCCTGGGTCCTCGAATACGGCGAGAAGCCTCCGGGTCATACCCTGCCCGTCATGGGCCTGGACGTTGGGGAATTCGGATCCGACGCAAACGCGGCTTGTTTCCGTCACGGCGGCTTTGTCGAGCGGCTCGCCACGTGGGGCGGCGTGGACACGGTGACGACGGCCGACCGGGCGATCGCCGAATACCGCAAGCGGAACGTCACCAGGGCGAACATCGACGCAACGGGCGTAGGGGCAGGGGTCGCACCTTATATGCAGCGCCAGGGGTGCTCGGCGGTTCCGGTAAAGGTGGCGAGCTCGCCGACACAGAAAACGGATCTCGGGGAATTTCAGTTATTGCGGGATCAATTATGGTGGAGCTGCCGGGAATGGCTGCGGACGGATCCGGGCGCCATGCTTCCGCCCGACGAGGAGCTGATCGAGGAGCTCCTGGCGCCGTCATACGAAGTGGAGGGCGGCAAAATTCGGGTCATGAAGAAATCAACGATCCGGGAATTGATCAAGCGCTCGCCGGACCGGGCGGACGCCCTTTGCCTGACCTTCATGACCGGCGGCTTTTTCGCGGATTGCGATTTCAGATAACGGAGGTTTGATATGCTTTTAGAGAGGAAAACAGCTTGCAGCGGGTCTACTTATTGGCAGAACCCTAAAACGGGCATAGAGTATCGCAAGGTGGTGATGGGCTTTTCCTGGCCGGGGAAGAAACCGGGTTATATCATCGTGCTTTCAGAGGATCGGTATAGGGACGCCCGGAGTGACAATTACTCGATCAACGTCGTGACGGAATTCGAGCAGCACGGCATGGACGTATTCGTCGAGAAGCTCCACGAGGTCGCCGGGCTCTACTGCGTGACGGATCTCTACGGGGATCCCGACGATAAGGTGGGGCGGGATTTTCTCTACTCATTCAACGACAAGCTCTCCAGGCGGGGACGGCAGGGGATCTACATCTCGAGGCCGCCGATGATCGGCGAAAGACAATGTTTCGAGTATGGCGTGCAGACGATCCTCAAGCTGCTTCGGGCCGGGAAGAAGGTCCTTTTTCTGGGGGAGCACAGCCGGCTGCCGTCCTATCTGCTCGAGCTCCAGCCACAAGACGTGGGGAAGGCGGATCCCGGGGACTACCCGGCGGTCGCCGCCCTGGGTTATGCCGTGACGGCCCTCACCTGTTGGCCGGCCCGGGAGGGCCAGGACCAGGCGCCGCAAAGGGCGATCACGGACTATGACGTTTTTAATGATGACAAGGAAAATCAAAACAGAAGGAGGTTTTAGGCCATGGGCGAAGAAAAAAACAGCGGACAGGATTTCATCGTCACCGACGATCTCCTGGGGGAATTCAAGGACCATCCGGTTTTTGAGCAATTCAAAGGGCGGCCTGTGCAGGAGGTTTTCAAATCCTACGACCACGCACACAAACTCACGGCCGACAGGCTCACGCTGCCGGTCGGGAAAAACGATCGACCTGAGGTGTGGGGAAAAGTATATGACGCCCTGGGCCGGCCGAAGGACGCTGACGGCTATCAATTCCAGAAGCCGCCGCTCCCGGGCGGACTCCAATACGATCCCGGCCTCGAAAGAGCCTTTGCAAAGGTCTGCCACGAGGCGGGGATCCTGCCCCGGCAAGCCCAGGCGC